TGAGTTAGTTGAAATAAATGAGGTTTTGCTAGAATTAAATTCCCAACAAACCTCACAAACCTCACAAACACCCCAATCAGACCAACAACAAAATCTAAATGTTAATGGGTTTAATTTTGATGTTGAAACAGAACCCACTACTAATAATCTTAAACGAACACGAGCTATCGCTAAAAACGCCCAAGGTGTTGTAATACTCCGGGGAGAATATTCGTTTAGCGCCTCAAATCAAATATTAATCAACGAGCTTGTATTTTATATACAAGTTAATGATTTAAAAGCTGACTAATTAAATATTTATAATCAATATGAAAACAAGTGCCTTTAAAACAATTATCAAAGAAGCAGTAAAAGAAGTATTTCAAGAAGAATTAAAAGAAATTCTTTTGGAAGCAGTTAAGTCTCCTAAACAACAGATTGTTACAGAACATTCTATTCCCCAAGTCGACCTTTCATCAAAACCTTCGGAAAATAGGGGAGACAATAGACAAAAATATATGGATGTTCTAAACGGCATGACTATGACAAGTCAAGATGCTAAACCTATGTTCAACCCTTCACCTTCTACAGATACAATAAATGGAAGTCTTCCTAATGGAGAAGTTGGGATGGATCAAATTATGAATTTAATGAATGCTAAATAATGGCTTTTAACCAACAGCAAATATTCCCTATAGATTTAAATAACAGTGCTGCTGTTGGTATTGATCTTCCTTTTAATGGTCCTGCTGTTTTTAAGTCAAATTATCAAACTAAAGATTCTATAAAGTATAATTTAATAAACTTTTTCTTAACTAATACTGGAGAAAGACCATTAAACCCAAGTTTTGGTGGTGGTATAAGAAGCTTTATTTTTGAAAAAATAACTAATGACGATATTGAATTCTTATTAGAAGATATATCTAGTAAAGTAAGTACTTATTTCCCAAACATTCAGGTAGAAGATTTGAATGTTTCAAGAAATGAAGATAATAATGAAATAATAGTAAATTTTACTTATAAGGTTGTAAACACTAATATACAAGACGAAATTAACATATCATTCACATAATGGCTACTATCAAACGTGATGTAAAATATTTAAATAGAGATTTTTCCGATTTTAGAAATCGGTTAATTGAATTTTCTAAAACTTACTTCCCAAATACATACAATGACTTTTCAGCAGCATCCCCTGGGATGATGTTTATGGAACAATCATCTTATGTAGGGGATGTTTTAAGTTTTTATTTAGATAACCAATTCCAAGAAAACTTTATCCAATTTGCTCAACAAACAAATAATGTTTATGAGCTAGCATATATGCTCGGATATAAACCCAAAATTACAGGAGTAGCACAAGCTACTATTGACTTTTACCAACAACTTCCTGCTAAAACTGTGGATGGTGTGGTAATACCTGATTATGATTATGCCTTAACAATAAATGAAAATACAGTAGTTACTTCTGTAGCAGGTGGAAACACACCATTTTTATTACAAGATAAGATAGATTTTTCATTTTCATCATCACAAGACCCAACAGAATTATCTATATATCAAATTTCCGGAGATTCACCTCAATATTATCTTTTAAAGAAAAGTAGAAAAACTATTTCTTCTAAAATTAATACTCAAACTTTTACCTTTAATTCTCCTGAAAATTTTACAACAATTGAAATAAATAACTCTAATATAGTTAAAATATTAGATATCACAGATTCAGATGGTAACATATGGTATGAGGTAGATCATTTAGGTCAAGAAATGGTTTATAAAAAAATTAAAAACACTAATGTTAACGATCCTAACAATGTATTAGATTCTGGAGAGGTTCCTTATCTTTTAAGCCTAGAAAAAATCCAACGAAGATTCGCTACTAGATTCACCTCAGCTGGAACCTTACAAATCCAATTCGGATCAGGGACGGCTACTGACAATGATGAGAATATAATTCCAAACCCTAATAATGTTGGAATAGGATTATTATCTCAACAATCTAAACTAACTTCAGCATACTCTCCTACTAACTTTTTGTATACGGATACTTATGGTATTGCTCCTTCAAATACAACTCTAACAGTTAGATATTTAACGGGTGGAGGTGTTACTTCAAATGTTAATGCTAATACATTAACAACTCTTGATACATCTAATATTAATTTTAATATAAATAATCTTAACTCAACCGCTGCAAATTATATTTTTGGATCTCTTTCCTCAAATAATCCCGAAGCAGCCTCTGGAGGTAAAGCAGGAGATACTATTGAAGAAATTAGACAAAACACCTTAGCTTCAGCAGCATCTCAAAAACGATCAGTTACTGCTGATGATTATTTGGTTAGAGCTTTAAGTATGCCTTCTGAGTATGGTGCTATATCTAAAGCCTTTATTGAACAACCTAAACTAACAGATGATCAAGTTTCAACAATTGAAACACTTAATTTACACTGTTTAACTCAAAATCTCCAAGGTCACTTTACACAACCTTCTAACACTGTAAAACAAAATTTAAGAACTTATCTCTCTCAAAACAGAATTATTGGAGACAATATTGAAATTAGAGATGCATTTATTATAAACATAGCCATTAATTTTGAAATAATAGTACTCCCAGAATATAACAATAACGAAGTATTATTAAGATGTATTAATGAATTAACAGATTATTTCTCTAAAGATAAATGGCAAATTAACCAACCTATAATATTAAGAGAACTATATATAAACCTAGATAAAATTAAAGGTGTTCAAACTGTTAAAGATATAAAAATAACAAATAAAGCAGGAACTACTTTAGGATATTCACAATACTCATATGATGTAGACGGAGCAACCCAAAATCAAGTAGTATATCCATCTTTAGATCCTAGTATATTTGAAGTTAAATTCCCACAAACCGATATTAAAGGTAAAGTAGTACCATTATAAAAATATAACCAATGGCAGTATACAAAATATTCCCATATAAAGACACAACTTTATATTCCCTATACCCTAGTATGAGTGTAGGCCTAGATGCTATTAGTGAAGTAGTTAATAAATTAGGAGTCGATGGCACCCCTGATGTATCTCGATTTATGACCCAATTTGATACAGCAGAAATCCAAAGTGTTATAAATGATAAAATAGGCAACAGTACTTGGGATGTTAGTTTTAAAAGTTTCATAGCCGATGCTTATGGTATAACTTTAGATTCTACTTTAGAAGTATGGCCTTTAGCTCAAACCTGGAACAACGGCACCGGAGAATTTCTTGATAGCCCAATTACAACAAATGGGGCTAGTTGGTACTTCTCGGATTATGGAGGTGGTACTTCATGGTCATCAGCAGGGGCTGTAGGTACAGAGTTATATACTAGTTCATACAATGCTGACTTCGCACCCCTAGGTGGAGGAAATTGGTTCTACTCAGGATCAGGAGTTTCTTCTTATAGAGTAACTCAATCGTTTGATTTAAGAAGTGATAAAGATCTTAATGTTGGGGTTAAAACTATAGTATCCAAATGGTATAGTGGATCCTTGCCAAACTATGGATTTATTACTAAATGGACTTCAAGTATTGAATTCTTCGGTACTTCATCTATTCAACCTGTAATGAAATATTATAGTGTTGATACTAATACCATTTACCCACCTCAACTAGAATTTAGATGGAGAGACTATTCTACAATTCTAACAGGATCAGAATCCACTATTGTCTCTAATCCTAATGTTAAAATGTCTTTAGCAGAAAACCCAGGTGTTTTCCATAGCGGTAGTATAAATAGATTTAGGCTTAATGTTAGCCCAATGTACCCTGCCCGAACATTTCAAACTAGTTCATTTTACGTTGGTAAAAACTATCTCCCTACTGCTTCATATTACGCCGTAAAAGATTTAGATACTAATGAATTTATAATTGATTTTAATTCTCAATTTACTCAAATAAGTGCCGATTCCACTAGTAATTATTTTGATATTTATATGGATGGATTAGAACCAGAAAGAAATTTTGAGATTCTAATCAAAACTACAATTGATGGATCCACTAGAATATATAATGACAACTATTATTTTAAAGTAGTTAATGGATGAGCGAAAATATAGATTTAAATAAAACTGTTTATAATAAAACCCAATACGAAAAAACTATAGATACTAGTTTCAATCAGTTAGGGGTACAGACAATTCAAGAACAAATAGATCAACAACCAACAGTTGAAGAATTTTTTGATCTTTATAACAGTCTTTTCTATGATATACCTGAAAGAGGATCAAATACATCTCACGAATATTTAATCCAACAAAGTTCAGAATATATCAACTTCTCTCAAAATAATGATGAGGTAAACGCACTTCGACAAGAAATCTCCCAACTAAGAACAGAACTATTAGATACCCAAAAGCAAATAGTTGAATTACAAATCAGCAATCCACAAAACTCACTACAAACACAACAATTAGCACCAAATTTCACCACTTAATAAAATGACTGAAGTAACTCAAATAAATCCTTTAGACTTATCTACACAGGCATATAACCAACAAGATATTAACTTGGTGCCTTCATTTGAGGTAAACACTACTTTAACTGAAGATAGTTATATTGAATATAACATATATGATTTAAATAATGATCTTCTTTTCACAAATTATGATTATGATTCATATAATGTTTTAGAAGATGGTCAATCTGCCCAAAACGGAGACATATCCCAAATTATAATAGACCCCGAATCTGATTTAATAAACACAGGATTTGACCAAGGCTCATACAATACTTACTATAGTTTTTTAGTTAATAAAATTGGTAATGTTGATAACAATCTTTACATAACCGAAATTTCCAGTGATAGAACCGAAATTAGATTAAGTAGTAATGTTATTGAGGATCAAAATTTAATTGATCAAGTAAATGCCTTTATAGAAGAAAGAGACAATAGTCCATTTTTTCTGGATTTTTACATTAACCTAGGAGACAATACCCATTTTATAGCAAATAACCTCCAATTAGATAATTCTGACCCTAATTCCCCTTCGGTTTTAATTAAATTGTATGAACCACTACCCACTGAAATAATTCTCAAAACAGAGATGTGGGTTGTAACAATCCTTGAAAATCCTTTAGCATATAACATTGTTTTTGAAGAGGAAGTTATTGTTGTTGAAGATTCATCACCTCTAAAAGGACCTAATTTTAATTTAGATTTAAAAGATCAAGTTAACAATTCTACCTTAGAATTATCTTATACAGATTTAATTACTACATCACTTACAAGTTCAAAAAACCAATTTAATAGTCTATTAGAAAAAAAAGAGATAGATATTAACATTGATTACACAGACTACTCGGAATTTGTACACTTTAGTTCTGCTAAAACTAGATTAGAAAACTTTTACTATAAAGTAGATCTTATAGAACAATACTCTTCTTCTATAGCCACTATTATATCAGGTATTACAGGCTCAACCTCTTCATCACTGGCTGTTAGTGAAAGTAAAGCAACTTTAGAATCCCGAATAGATAGTATTGTAACTAACTTTGATGGGTATGATTATTATCTATACTATGAAAGTGGTTCTTCTGCTTGGCCTAAAACAACAACCTCACCCCCATACACTCTAGCTACTACAGGCAGTACAGCAGTATTAAATTGGTATGGTAGTTTGAATGAAGATGGTATTTATTTTGGAGGGCAAATATACTCTGCCTCTGTATATGATGAATCTAATAAAGATAATCTTGCATACGCCATCCCAGAATATTTAAGAGAAGATCCTGACAATGCATCCTATGAACTTTTTGTAAATATGGTTGCTCAACATTATGATAATATTTGGATTTATTACAAAGATGTAACCCAAAAATTTAATGCTGACAATAGGTTAAAATATGGTGTATCTAAAGATATTGTAGGGGATGCCATTAGAGATTTTGGTGTTAAATTATATCAAAATAACTTCTCCAATGAAGATTTATACTCCGCTTTTTTAGGTTTAACACCTGAAGGAGGATTATTCCCATTCCCAAACATAACAGGTTCCTTACCAACCCCTACCGGGTTTGAATATGTTGACACTTTAATATCGGCTTCCAACGATGTTATACCGTTAGACGATGCGAATAAGTCGCTATACAAACGCTTATATCATAACCTGCCGTACCTGCTTAAAGCAAAAGGAACAATACCGGGTCTGCGCTCTCTTATCACTTCATATGGTATTCCTGATACTATTTTAAGAATAAGTGAATTTGGAGGAAAAGATAAAACCAATATTAATGATTGGGATTATTATTATAATCAATATAATTTAAAATTTAATACCTCCGGAACTAACTTTATTACAACAGATTGGGCTCTTAATACAATTTGGGATTCTACTAACGATAGACCTAATACTGTTCAATTAAGATTCAAAGCAGAAACACCCACACCAACAAATTATTCTCAATCCTTATGGTCTTTAGATAATGGTAGCCAAGTTGCATTAATATTAGAATATACAGGATCGGCACTCTCAACTGGGTCTTATCTAGGTTCTACTGTTGATCCTTACCACAAATATGCCCACTTAAAATTTACAGCTGATGGATTTACAAATTCATCAAGCATATATTTACCATTTTTTGATGGAAATTGGTGGTCAGTGATGGTTACAAACAATGGTGGTACTTATACTTTATATGCTGGGGATAAAATATATAATGGAGATGATGGAACACAAATAGGATACTATCAAAACTCATCCCACAGTGCATCCATTTCTCACTGGACTGGTAGTATTACATCTTCATTTAGTGCCCCTACAACAATAGCACCAGGAGGAACAACATACCAAAAATTCTCCGGATCTTATCAAGAAATAAGATATTATACGGAAGCAATAACAGAAAATGTATTTAAGGATTATGTAATGAATCCTTTGTCATTTGAAGGAAATACTATAAATAATTCACCAAACACCCTAGCCTTTAGAGCTTCTTTAGGTAGTGAATTATCAACATTTTCTTCTTCAATTCACCCTAAAGTAACTGGATCTTGGATTGCAACTTCATCATTTTCAGAAAGTAGTAATTATAGTTTTAACACAACACCCACTTACACAGGAAATACTGAGTATGTATTTTTAGATCAACCTATAGCAGGACTTAAGAATAGAATTACAGATAAAGTTAGAGTTGAAAATAATGTAATTCCAAGTGGAAATACTTTATCACCTTTTATTAGAGTATCTCAACAAACTGAAGCGAGTGCTAGTTATACCCCAAACATTAATTTACTTGAAGTAGCATTTTCACCTCAAAATGAAATTAATGATGATATTATAGGTCAATTAGGATATTTTAATATAGGAGATTATATAGGAGATCCTAGTTTTAGAGTTAATCCTGATACTTCTTACCCAGATTTAGATACTTTAAGAGATGAATACTTTAAAAAATATCTTAAAAATTACAATGTTTATGATTTTGTAAGATTAATAAAATATTTTGACAATTCATTATTTAAAATGATAAAAGACTTTGTTCCTGCACGAACAAGTCTAGCAACAGGAGTTGTAATAAAACAACATTTACTTGAACGTAATAGATATAAACACCCATCAGCATCTTTCCAAAGTTTTTATTACACAGGTTCTGTTAAACCTCAATGGAATAATTACGAAGCTGGGAGAGTTTATAATCCTTCTGGGGGTACTGGAGGATCACTTTCTCCATTTAATGGTCTAACAAATAATCTAAACATAACACAAAGTTGGAGTGAATCATTCTCAACACCCTTAGGCCCCTTAACATTAATACACAATAGTCAAGATGAGTTTTATAATGGTGAATTTGATGGAACACAAATTACAGTTACAACACAAAGTTTAAACCCAGGGTTTGATCCTTCTAGCTTAGATTATCAACCTCTATTAAATAATGTATTAAATAGTAGATCAAGCAGTCTCCACCAAGACATAGACTATTCATCGGGTATATTAACTCCTACAAACTTTGGTTTATTAATTAGTGGTAGTGCCGCTAAAGCACCCGTACAGGATTCAAACTATACTTTATTAAGGCATATAAACCCTAGATACAATGGCTCTAGATCTACATCCCAAAAATTAAATAAATGGACTGAAGGTGATACAGGAACATATGGAAAATCTCCAAATATAACATCCTTAGATAGAGTTATATATGAGTTTACAGAGGGGAGTGGTACTTCTCCTGAAATATTAGGATGGGGAGGATTTAAAATGAGTAATTTATACTTAGTAAACACCCCTGACTCAGTAAGAACAATTCAAGCAGGCATAGATTCAACTACTAAACTCATTAGAAGTACACTCCCTCCAGGTTTTACCCCTGGACCAGGAATAATTGGTACTACTTACCAAAAATTAGAGTATATCTCGCAAAGCTTTGATGAATATTATTATACTCTAAATAAAAATAATCCTGTAAACCACGAAATATCCTTTATTCAGTATGATCCTGTTTCATTACTTGCAGCTTCATCTCCCACCGCTTCAACCTCAACTCTACCCTCTACCCAAATATCTTCAACCACTAGAATATTAGCTACAGATTTTTCTGTTCCTGAGGTAAGTAACTTCGCAGCAACATCCTCCCACACAAAATATGGTGAAATAAATGCAGGTAGTAACATACTACTAATAACAAATAGCAACTCAACCCCTTTATCCGAGCTTGAGCTTGATGGGTTTGGTAGATACACTCAGGTTGAATCAAATCTCAATTTCAATAATTTAATCGCTAGAGATATATGGAGCAATAATAGTATATCAAGAGTAATCGCCAATCCTAATGATAGATGGTTTATAACTTTGTATGAGACTTTAGAGTTCCCAATAATACCTTCCAATTTGTCCCCATACAATATAGGTTTCTCTTCTAGTATAGATGGTGTTTTAAATACCCCACTAGCTTCTAAAGGAGTTTTTGAAGTATTAGGAATAAAAGTCCCCACTGGTGGTATAGGTAATGCAGAACTTGTTATGTCCCATACCTTTACAGAAGATTTAGACATTGGTAATAATGAATTAGGATTTTTAATGTGGAAAGCAGTACAAAATGGAAAAACTGTTTTAGTCCAAAACCCTGTAAATGAAGTTGGAGCAGGAGCTTTTACTAGTAAATTTACTCCTAAAGAAGTAATTCAAAACTTACCTTCAATAACTAAAGAATACGGAATAAATAAACAATAAAAATTAACATAGTTAAAAAACAAACAATACATATATTTATAATAAATAAAAACACATGGGCTATTTAAATAACCAATCCGTTACAATTGACGCAATATTAACCAAGAAAGGTAGAGAGACATTAGCTAAAAATGATGGCTCATTTAGAATCACTCAATTTTCATTAGCAGATGATGAAATTGATTACACTCTTTATAACCCTACCCACCCCTCAGGATCTTCATTTTATGGGGAAGCAATTGACAATATGCCTCTTTTAGAAGCATTCCCAAATGAATCACAAATCATGAAATATCAACTGACTACTTTACCACGTGGTACAGCTAAACTCCCAGTTCTAGATTTAGGATTTTCTGCCATTACTTTAAAACAAGGTGCTTCATTAGCAATCACTCCTCAAACCCTAAGTTACTTAGGTAATGCATCAACTTTTGAAACTAGTGGATACTCAGCTACTGTCTCAGATGTTAGATTATTCAACACATACACAGGAGTTGGAATTAATACTGAGGCTGCTACTTCTGCTAATTTAAATTCTACAGTAACCGTAGGAACTAATGTATCTAAAACCGTAACAGGAACTCAAATTAACCTAAGAGCAACTACTGTTAATACTTTATTTGGCACTAATGAACAAATTGCAACTACAATAACTGTGGTTGGATTAGATAGTGGAGCTAGATTAACTATTCCTGTTACTATAACAAAAACAACATAAAAAATCTTAATAAATGAGCTTTAAAAGATTAGATGCTGAAGACTTTTTAGTAAGTAGTGATTCAATCACTTCTACCCTTTGGTCCACAGGCGCACCAACCTTAACCGAATTTTTTACTTCTTCTACACAAGAAGCTGGATCTTCAGGTGATTTTTACTTAGCAGTTTACCAAACTGCCTCAGCATTAACAAATGCTGCTACCCAGTTTGATATAGCATATGCCGATGAAGGTGGTAGTGGAAGTACTGCATACAATGCTTTAGTTCCCCAAAACACCACTTCTAAAACTATATATGGTCAATACAGATCTTTAATTTTAGAAGATGAAAATGCTAATTTTATTTTTGGAACAGGAACTAATGTAATATCAGGATCAAACTTCTGGGTAATTTCAGTTGAAAGAGCAAGATATAAAGAAGCCCTATTCCCCGGATCTCTTAATCTAACCCTCTCAGGTTCAGCGGGTGAAATTAAATTAACAGATAATTCAGTTGATACTTCAGTAAACACATTTTTAGGAACCTCTAAAGTTTACCAACTCATATCTGGGTCTAATGGCTCAGCAGTTTCAGGTGGTGGTGATGTTGCGGGTTCCGGATCTTACGGATTAGTATTTCCTGAATTAGGAACTATACTTTTAAATCCGTATGCTATAAGTCAATCAATAGGAGTTACAGCTAATAGAGCTGTTGGTTTAGCTAATGGAACTAATAACACTACTCTCTTTAACTCAATAGATTTAGGAGCAAGTTTTAGAATAAACTCCCAAGAAACTATTACTTCTGATTATGTTTTTGTTAGAGCTAGAAACTCAGAATTTAATTATACAGAAAACCCTACATTTATTTCAGGATCAACAGGTGAAATTATTTATACAGATTTTATAAATAACCCACAAACCTTCATCACAACCGTAGGAATGTATAATGATTCAAACGAGTTATTAGCTGTAGCTAAACTATCAAAACCTCTAATTAAGGATTTCACAAAGGAAACTTTACTTAGGATAAAGCTCGACTTTTAATACTAAAAAGGTATTTTAGTAAATTCCTAACTACAGGAAACAAATAAAAACATTGAATGAGTGCTTTTAAACCCTTTACAACTGCTGATGTTATAGTATCTCCCTTCAAGGTAAACAAATCGTTTTCTTTTGAAGGCCTAGCATCTTTAACTGGTTCGGGCATTGATGTTTTTGAAGGAGAAAATACTTCTCCTTCTTTATGGCCTTCAGGATCAACTTCAACAGGATATATTGCTTCTCAAGATAAATTTTTAGTATATAGATCTATTCGTGAACTATACTATTACAACTATCTTGAAGATAGTGATGGCTCTCCTGTAAGCACTGCTTCTTTCAATGATGATGGTACTATAACAGGCCAACCATATACTCCAAATTCATATAACTACTTACCAAACACACTACTAGCAAATAGATACTACCCTACAGGATCCGGGGATGTTATAGGAGTTATATCAATTCCATCAAACAAATATGGTGAAAACCTCAAACCAGGTACTGTAACTCTATCTAACGGAACAAGTAGTTTAGAGGATGATGGAGAAGGTAATTTGATAACGGGTAGTAGTGATGGAGATGTTAAAGTAGGAGATATTATATATTCCCACGGAATGCTAATTCTTACAAGTGATGGAATCCCTAAAGAAGATGGATATGGTTATATATCTTATGGGACAGGCAGTTATGGGGTAGGAGATTCGTCTTTTATCCAATCTTTCACATTATCCCCAAACTTAACATGCTCTTTTGATAGTACCTTAACAATATACGAAACCCAATATAAATGCACCCTTAGGGAAAATGAATTCAATTTCAGCCAAAACCCAACCCTAATTTCAGGAAGTTCTAATTCTGGGATTTTATCTAACTTTGCTACAGGATCTTACTTTACACCATATGTTACCTCTATTGGATTATACAATAACAACAAAGAACTACTAGCCATAGCAAAACTTGCACAACCTCTAAGAGTATCAGATACAACTGATACATCTATTATGATTAACTTAGATCTTTAATTATGAGTTGGATATATAAAAACAACCCTATAGAAACAATCTCCGATTTTCCTGATAACACTCATGGATTTGTATACAGGATAGTACATAAATCAACAGGTAAAGCTTATATAGGCAGAAAAATACTTCAAAATACTTCTAAAGTTAAATTAGGTAAAAAAGAACTTAAAGAATTAACAGGTATAGTAGGTAGACGACCATCATATAAGATTGCGGTCAAAGAATCAAATTGGAAGACATATTGGGGTTCAAACAAACATATGAAAGAATTATATGCAACCGAACCTAAAGAGAATTTTGAACGTTATATTTTAATATGTGCTCCTACAAAAAAGTTATTAACTTATTACGAACTAAAATATCAAGTATTATACGAAGTTTTAGAAAAACCCGAAGAATTCTTTAACGATAACATCCTCGGTAAGTTCTTTACAAAAGACTTTGATGTCTAATAAAGGTTTTATATATTACATCTATGATAAATGAACTACTAGTAGACTTAGTAGATAGAGTTTTAGGTAGTGGTAAAAGAACATCAAGAGGTAATCAATCCTACCATTGTCCTTTTTGTAACCACTCTAAACCTAAACTAGAAATTAATTTCACCGATAATAAAAAGGGAGACAACCCTTGGCATTGTTGGGTATGTGATAAAAGAGGTCGTAAATTAAAAACTTTATTTAACCAAATCCAAGCTACCTCTGAACAAGTAAAAGAATTAAGAAACCTAATCAAATCAGGGGATTGGGTCCAAGAAGAATCTGCAAATACAAACCAAGCAGAATTACCTCCCGAATACTTACCTATATTAGACAATAGTAATCTTTTAGCTAGACATGCTTTGGCATATCTTAAAAAAAGAAATTTAACAGAAGAAGATATATTAAAATATAGTATTGGATATTGTGAAAGAGGACCATATAGCAATATGCTTATTATCCCTTCATACACTTCAGAAGGCAAACTAAATTATTTTACAGCACGTTCATTTAAAAGTGATTCTTTTATTAAATATAAAAATCCAAATGTTTCAAGAGATATAGTTCCTTTTGAAAATATGGTAAACTGGGATCTTCCTATCATATTGTGTGAAGGCCCATTCGATTCCATTGCTATTAAACGGAATTCAATACCCTTACTAGGGAAGAATATACAATCAAGTTTAATGAAAAAACTTGTCTTATCTAAAGTAAAAAAAATCTACATAGCTTTAGATACAGACGCCCAAAAACAAGCTCTTAAGTTTGTTGAATATTTTATGAATCAAGGTAAAGAGGTCTATCTTATAGATCTTGAGGGGAAAGACCCAAGTGAGGTGGGATTCAACAATTTCACCAAATTAATCCAAAAAACGTTTCCAATTAATCAATATGGGTTGATGCAAAGGAAACTACAACTACTATGAGTAAAAAAATTGTATTAAAGAATTCGTACAAACGTATTCTAGAAGTATCGGATGATGCTAAACAAATTACAATGCCAGATTCTCGTTACTATCAACGTAACGGAGAATATTATCCATCAATCACCTATGTTTTAGGGTCATATCCAAAAGGTAAATTCTTTGAAGATTGGCTTAAAAAAGTCGGATATTCATCTGAGTATATTGTTAAAAAAGCAGCAGAGCAAGGTACTGAAACCCATGAAATGATTGAGGATTATCTAAATGGTAAAGAATTAAATTTCTTATCACCAAATGGGTACCCACAATACGATACGTTAGTATGGCAAATGTTCTTACGTTTTGTTGATTTTTGGGAGGAATATAACCCTACATTAGTTGAAACTGAAGTACACTTATTCTCAGATGAGTTAAAAGTAGCTGGTACTTGTGATATGGTTTGTGAAATAGAAATTGATGGAAAAAAAGAATTATGGGTTATTGATTTCAAAACATCAAATCACCTACAAACTACATACGATTTACAGGGAGCTATCTATGCTAAATGTTATGAAGAATGCTATGGTAAAACGGCAGATCGTGTAGGAGTTTTATGGTTAAAATCGAAATCAAGGGGTGCTGATAAAACTGGTAAACGTTTAAAAGGTAAAAATTGGGAAATTTATGAATCTCCTCGCACACAAGAAGAAAACATTAACATATTTAACACAGTCAAAACTCTATTTGACCTAGAAAACCCTAAACATAAACCAGCATTTACAGAATTCAGAACACAAGCTAAAAGAAAAGGTTGATATTTATAACCATGATAAGTTTACTCCAAATTTTAAAAGAAATCCAATCAAAACCTAAAGCTATCATTATGGCGGGTGGAGCTTCTGTAGGTAAATCAACAATCCTTAAATCCATAGAATCACAACTATCAGATTTTAATAATTTAAATGCTGATAAGTATGTTGAAGATAAAGATTCCCCACTATATGGGAATTTAGGTGGTGCATCATCAAAAATTAAAAAAGAGGATTTACCCCAAGCTATTGAATCTAAATCTAACTTTATATATGATACAACTGCATCAAATTTAAAAACATTAAAACCCTTAGTAGATAACCTAAAAGATAATGGGTATGATGTTATGATGTTGATGGTGTATGCACATCCAATAGTTTCTTTCCTAAGAAATTTTAAACGTAAAAGAAAAGTACCTTTAATTGGAATTATTGGCACTTGGGTTAAGGTATATAATTTAATAGAAGATTATAAAAAAATGTTTGGGGATAACTTTATACTAGTTACTTCTTCTCCATCATCTACCGAAGAAAAAGATCAAATTGAATCTTTCCAAACAGCACAAAACCAAGGTAAACTAAAAGAATACTTTGATGAGTTAATGGCTACTGGGGAATATCGATCTTCATTTAGAAAAGATGATTCGAAACTATCACCTGAAGAACTAGAAAAAAAAGAAAAATCAAGAGCTAAAACAGCACTTACTACTGAAAAATTTATAGAAGATTTATCACAGTCTTTTGATAGAATCCAATCATCTATTGACCCAACAAGTGTAGATGAATTGCCTACTTTAATTACCAAATTCAAATCATGAATAAACTCACCAAATCACTCTTAGTTGGTTTATTAGAACAAGAAAACTACATAACAGGTTTTTATGGAGGTGGATTTAAACCACCCACTAAAGGACATTTTGCTGTAGTTAAAAAATCCCTTGAACAATTTCCCGACATAGATAAATTTTATATAGTAATTGGTAGTGGAATTAGAGATGGGGTATCCCAAGATGAATCCCACTCAGTTTGGAGCATATATAAAAAGTACTTAGGAGATAAAATTGAAATAATTAAAGCAGATTCTTCACCCTTAAAATACGTAAAAGATTACATCAAAAAAAATACAGATCACAAATCTTTAATTTTTATAGGTTCTAGAGATGATAATGATGAGGATGAACAAGACTTTGTTAAAAGAAAAGATTTTTTTGATAAATATGGTAGCCATGTTGAAGTAAAAAACATTAAAACATCAGGAGGCACTAGTGGAACTAAAGCTAGAGAAGCAGCTAAAATTTCTAAAGAACAATTCTTTCAATACCTCCCCAAAGAATTAACAGATGAAGAAAGAAATCTTATCTTTGAATATGTTCAAACTGTTATTCAAGAAAATGCAATAAAAAAAGTAGCAGATAAAGCTAAAGAATTAGGTAAAAACTTCGCTAAGGCTTTTACAAACCAAAAAGATGATTTTAAAGGATTTAGACCATTAGTTGTGAAATACCTTAAAAAACAAGATTTAACTCCTGAAGAAGAAGAAAAACTTAAACAAAACTTCACAGATATTCTTAAAACTAGTGGAGTAGCAATAACCTTCCCTATATTAGGAGCTTCAGGCAGTGTCTTACTAGGATGGCTAACTAATAAATTAACTAAAGGAAAATTTACTACTTTACCCTCTAAATTCAAAGATAAACTCTTAGAAACCCAAATCATAGAAATCCTATCAGGAATAGAATCTAAACAATTTTTAAATGAAAATGC